ACACTGTGGTTGCTGGGACTCTAGATGTAACTGGGATCACTTCGTTGACCACAGATCTAACAGTGAACACTGATAAGATGACTGTGGATGGTGCTACGGGGGATACAGCTGTTGCTGGGACTCTGGACGTGACAGGCAACACCACATTAACTGCGATTTTACTTACAGAGAAATCCGCAGACCCAGGTGACCCAACAGAGGGTTCAACAGTTATTTGGATGAGTGATGGTACAGAAGCGGGGGATGATGGGGATATCATGGTGAAGATTACAGCGGGGGCTACCACCAACACCTTCACTCTTGTGGATTTTGACGCATAAGAACCTTCTGTTGCGGGCTAAGCCCGTGGACTAACTATGACTACCAAAGTGCCAACTGATATGTTGGCGGATGTAACCTCCAAAATTCTAACAACATCATCTGCCACTGATGAAGGGGATGTTGTTCAACTCGACAGTGACGGCAAAATCAGGCCCGCGCTCCTTACAACTGGGACACTTGCCCAGGGTGACGTTCTCTATTACGACGGGTCTGACCTTGTGAATCTCGGTGCGGGCACCAGTGGACAATTCCTGAAGACTCAGGGGGCTGCTGCAAATCCAGTATGGGCTACTGCTGGTGGTGGAGCAATGGAGTTTATCTCGAAGAACACCATTGGTTCATCTGTCTCTGAACTTGTAGTGAACTTTGATGAAACCGAGTACAACAATTATATCCTCCGAATAGAGGGTCTGCATGGTGTCAGTGATGGTAATTTTCAGATGCGGTGGTCTAACGATGATGGAACCACGTTCTCTGACCAGAATTATGGCTTCATGCAGGGCGGTGGTCGTGGTGGTTCGACATTTGATACAGGTCAAAATGCGTCTTCCTATGGTCTTTTAACCCCTACAGCGTGGAATGATGCGGGTGCAAAATTATCAGCAACGCTCAACTTCACTGTAACATCTGGCGATGACAACAACGAGGTTGCATATTGGTGGACGGGATACTGCTGCCAAACATCCTCAAACTATCAATCAATGGTAACTGGTGCCATTGCGGTTGTAGCAGCAGACTACAACACCGCATTTGAACTCAGTAACTCTGGGGGCAACATTGATGAAGGTGTTGTTATCCTCTACGGCCTTAAAGAAAGTTAAATCAAATGAACGAAGAATTACTGCTGGCCCTGGGGAGGCTGGAGGGCAAAGTAGATTCCTTAATCACCTCCTTGGCTGTTCACGACGAGGAACTGAATCGCCTTGATCATCGAATTCGTAATCTCGAACAATCCAAAAGTTGGATGTTGGGGGCCGCTGCGGTCATTGGGGCTGCTGCGTCATTTCTCTTTCAATACATTAAGGCAGATCAATAATGCTTATTCACAAATTCAAAGAAACCGGCGGGTCATTCCCGATTGATGAGGCAACCACCTCTGATGTTGTCACACTCGATGTCAACAAGACCCGAACTGGGCTATTCCAAACTACTCAGGGGGCATCGGACGATGTTGATGTCACCCTCCAGGGTTCGATGGACAACTCCAACTGGGTTGATATCAAAGCCTTTGTTGATGTCAACAACACCACCAAAGCGGCTGTTGTGACTTTGTTCCCGCACATGCGGGTGGTCACTGCGAATGCGGCTGGGACAGTTACAGTCAGTTCATACATCGGAGAGTGACTTATGCCTTTGCTCAAGCCGGAACATATCACCGGGGATCTTCGACTGTGGCTTCGGGCAGACTCCTTGAGGGGCACTTCAAAGTCCACCATCAGTGTCTGGCCTGATGAAAGTGGTAATGGCTATCACGCCGCCCAGTCCACTGCGGATGATCAACCATCTTTTCTGGAGGCACACCAAAACGGGCTCCCGGCTTTAAACTTCGACGGCACCTCTGAGTTTATGACTCTTGATGGGTCGGACACCGCTGGGGACAACTCTCCACTTGATGCGGGCGCAAGTTCTATTCTCTGTGTGACCGTATGCTCACCAGACGATTCTGGGGCTACCGAAGCGGTGTGGTCCTTCAACGAGGACACCAGCCAAAGTGCTTTTTGGTGGCGATGGAACCGGCGGTTTACCTTCTTCTACTACGCGGGGTCCACCGCTCTCCAATCCACCCAGTATGTTGCTGGGGACACTGTGGTTGCTTTGGCATCTCTCGATGCAAGTGATGAACTTGTGTGGCGGGTTGATGGGACAGAGAAAGCCACTCGGTCTGGTGAGACGGGCGGCACAGATGCTGGTCCTTTCTACATCGGCGCAGAGGATGGTGCGTCTAGTTTCTTCGACGGGAAGATCTACGAGATCGTCGTCTTTCACACAGACCTCTCTGACTACATCGAAGAGATTGAGGGATACCTCCATCACAAGTGGGGGTTGGAATCCAGTCTCCCTTCTGCTCACACCTATGCAGACGCCCCTCCAGTTGCTGGTCCCACGGTCATCGGCACAACCTTGGCTTCTACGGACCTCTCAGAAACTTTGGAAGGGGACATCGATGCCCCCCTTAACATGCGAGACAAATATCATGGATAAGAAGGAACTGGGGAAGTTGCACGAAGCACTCTCGATGCTCCTGATGGAACGTATCGCTTCAGGCGAAGCTGGTTCAGGTGAACTCAGTGTTGCTCGGCAGTTCCTCAAGGACAACGGGATTGATGCCAACATCAACCAAAGTGAACCTCTGCTGAACTTGGCGAAGGTTCTCCCGTTTGATCCAGAGGCAGAGATCCCAGAGTCCGCATGAACATCGACCCACGCCTCAAGGACTTCAGGAACTTCCTGTTTATAGCGTGGGATCACCTTGGTCTCCCTGACCCCACCCCGATCCAATACGACATTGCTGACTACATTCAGTGTGGTCCTAAGCGTCGATGCGTAATGGCCTTCAGGGGCGTTGGTAAGTCTTGGATCACTTCTGCATTCGTATGCCACCAGCTCCTGATGGATCCCACCAAGAACATCCTGGTGGTGTCTGCGTCTAAGCAACGTGCTGATGACTTCAGTACATTCACTTTGCGGTTGATCTCTGAGATGGAGATCCTGCATCACCTGAAACCTCACGAGACTCAGAGGAACTCCAAGATTGCCTTTGATGTTGGTCCTGCTCCGGCAAGCCACGCACCTTCGGTGACTTCCAAGGGGATCTCCTCACAGATCACAGGTGCTCGTGCAGACCTGATCATTGCGGATGATGTGGAGTCTTTGAACAACTCAGCGACCCAGATGATGCGTGACAAGATCGGTGTTGCGGTACAGGAGTTCGATGCTGTTCTGAAACCAGAGGGTCATGTGATCTATCTGGGGACTCCTCAGTCTGAGCAGAGTCTCTACAACGAACTCCCAGACCGTGGATATGATGTGAAGATCTGGCCCGCTCGGAAGCCTACCGAGAAACAGGTGGTGGGTTACGGCCCCAGGATCGCCCCAACAATCCTTGAGATGGACCTTGAGGAAGGTGCCCCAACAGACCCCAAGAGGTTCAATCAGTTTGACCTCATGGAGCGTGAGGCGTCCTACGGGCGTTCAGGGTTTGCTCTCCAGTTCATGCTGGACACCACCCTGAGTGATGCTGACAGGTATCCTCTGAAGCTACATGATCTAATCGTGATGCGTCTGGATGCTGAGAATGCTCCTGAGAAGGTGGTTTGGGCGGGGTCTCCTGAGTATGCCTATAAGGATATCCCGTGCGTTGGCTTCAATGGTGATCGGTATTACATGCCGATGGGGACCAACGGTGAACTCCTGAAGTATCAGGGATCCGTCATGGCGATTGACCCCTCTGGTCGAGGTGCTGATGAGACGGCCTATGCAGTGGTCAAGATGTTGAACTCTCAGCTCTTTGTCACAGCAGCTGGTGGGCTACCGGGGGGTTACTCAGAGGAGACTTTGAAGGCCCTGGCAGTGATCGCTAAGGAGCAGGAAGTCAACGAAGTCTTGGTCGAATCCAACTTTGGCGATGGCATGTTCAACGCCCTTTTGACCCCAGTTCTCTCAAAGATCCACCGAGTCACGATCACGGAAGTTCGCCACAATATCCAGAAAGAACGACGCATATTGGATGTTTTAGAGCCTGTTATGAACAGGCACAAGTTGATCGTGGATGAGCGGGTCATCCGAAAGGACTATGACTCAACCAAACATCTCCCGGCTGAGAAGGCCCTGAAATACCAACTCTTCTACCAGATGACCCGGCTAACCCGAGACAGAGGTTCATTGGCCCACGATGACCGCCTGGATGTCCTCGCGATGGCTGCTCAGTATTGGGTGGATCAAATGTCCAGAGATGTTGATGAAGCAATGCACACACAACGCTCTGAGAAACTCACAGAAGAACTAGAGCTATTCCAAGATCACTGCTTGGGGGGCTCACCAAGGAACTCCATGACATGGATGTCGAACTCCTCAGATCGTCCCTCGATGACTTCATAAAGGCGTGGGAGAAGTTCTTGTTAGATCAACTCACCACCGTGGAATTGACGGATGCCCTTGTGGATCATATCAAGGTCATTGACATACTGGCACCAGAACCCACTGAGGGGGACGAGGAGGACTCCTGAGAGCGTTCAAGCCTTCAGGAATGCAGACCTCCCTTGAAATATCCAAACGCCTTAGAAGCCAACTGAGAGTCTCTGAGAGGATCTAAGGATTCAGGGAGATTCTGGAGGGGTGGAGGTGTATTAGGGACACGTTCTGAAGAACAGAAGGTTCTTTGGAAGCGAAAGACTCAGAAGACTCAAGTGAACGCTTATCTGGACACGCAAGTGGACTAGGTTCATTTAGGTCTAGAGTTTCTCCCCCATTCACCTTCACGTTGATCACCAGGTTCTCATCCTCCTTGGTGGTCCGTGGGGGGGTTTGGGGGGGAAGCTCTAGATCTAGAAGATCTAAGTGAACCTATTAAACTACTTAAAACTACTTAAAACTACTTAAAACAATTTAGATATATCTAAGAAGATTTAGAGAGTCTTAGGTAATCTTAGGTAATTACTACTACATTACTACTACATTACTACTACATTACCTTTATATTACCTCTATATAACTTATATAAGAATACATAGAAGTAATTCTTATATAAATAACCCAAAACAAATTAGGGGTAACTTCTATGTGCATGCCTAATCCACTTAACTTTGCAAAGTCTCCTTTACCTGCCCTTCGATGGATGAGCAAAGTGAACCCAATACTGAAGATGGGGCAGGACAAACATGATCGTGATGAAGGTGAACGGTTAGCCCGAGAAAGAACTTTGAAGATTCGACGGCAATGAACCTACACATTGGTCCTCTTCTGGTTCCTGTGGTCTATGAAGATCTTACCAAGGAAGAAACTTGGGGGGAATTTCAATGCCTACCGCATCCTCAGATTGCCATCAACAAAGATCTTCCAAGAAATATACAGGCACTGACAATCCTGCATGAAGTCCTTGAGTGCATCACGGAAATCTATGGGCTGAAGTTGTCTGAGGGAGATATCAGAACCCTGGAGATGTCCCTTGCAGATGCTGTGAAGAAGAATGCAAAGGAGTTCCAGACATGGGCCGAAGATCTAACCTCAAGTGGTCATACAGAATCTGGTTCAAAATTCAAAAGTGTTTCTGGGGGTTCTTTGGGTGTCTTGGGTTCTTCTATGGAACCTTGAGGATGATGATACTGCTGATGGAAAGGGTCCCGTATCGGGTGTATGTGTGAGGATGTGAAAACAAGAAGACGAAGTGTGTTGGATCGAACCGAAAACTTTCACTTCATGGTGTCTGTGGATGACACGGGAAGGCCAGTGGAATTCTTTGTTGTCGGGAGAGGCAAGACAGGTTCCCAACTCGACCGTGAACTTTATGAGATGGGTGTGAAGGTTTCACGGATGATGCGGGAGGATTTTGGTTGAAAAATCTGACAGGGTGCATCAAATGTAGTGCTAAGCATTGCCCCCCATGCCCCCTTCAATATCGCGCCCGCATCCTTGAATGATGCCACCCTCCCATCGAATCACCTACTACTGTTGTAGTTTCCACTGGACCTATGATCCAGTACACGGCTCGATTGTCGGCCATCCTGCCGTCGACTCCTTGAATGCCTGCCTCTATTTATTGGCAGGCATTGTTGGCGCG